AAAGGGTATGATTCTGAAGATGCTAAAAACAGATTATGGAAGTGGACATATAATCCATATTATGCTACTGAGTATAAAAGATCTGAGCCACATCATGAAACAGGACATATAAGATTCATTGTTCCTATAGATGAGTTAGAACTTATTGATGAAAAATATATTGACGATGTAGTTGGTATAGATGTAAGTAAATTTGATATTGAGAATGCTATTCCCAATCCAAATGAAGATCCGCTTATAGAGCAGATGACAATTAGAGATCTTGCAGCTATCTTATTAAAGAGACCTGTAAGTAGAAAGAAGTGGTTAAATGAAATAGTAAGTAAATGAGTAAGATAGTTCTTCCAACAGCAAAAGTATCTGCTGAAACAAAAAGTCCAAAAAATTTAATTATATTTTCTAAGCCAAAGGTAGGTAAGACAAGTCTGTTAGCAGAGTTACCTAATTGTTTGATACTAGATTTAGAATCAGGTACTGACTATGTAGATGCTATGAAACTTAAAGCTTCTACTACAGCAGAGATAAGAGAAATAGGTCAGGCAATTATTGAAGCAGGTAAACCATATGATTATATTGCTGTTGATACAATCACTGCATTAGAAGCTATGTGTACTGTTGATGCAGAAAAGATGTACATGGGAACATCAATGGGTGTTAACTGGGTTAAGAAAAATGCAGATGGCTCTATTAACTATAAGGAGTCTCAAAAATCCAAATATGGTAGCGTTCTTAATTTACCTAATGGTCAGGGCTATGGTTACCTTAGAGAAGCAATTGTTAATCAAATTGAGTATATCAAAACGTTAGCACCTAGAATTATTCTTTTAGGTCACGTAAAGGATACTCAGCTAGAGAAGTCAGGAGTAGAGGTAAGCTCTATGGATCTTGATCTAACAGGTAAGATTAAAAGAATTGTATCCTCTCAATCAGATGCTATTGGTTATCTATATAGAAAAGGCAAAGACAATGTTCTTACCTTTAAAACTAATGATGAGGTAGCATGTGGTGCAAGACCAGTACATTTAAGAAATCAAGAGATGGTTATCTCTGAATTAAAAGATGGGCAGTATGTTGCTCATTGGGACAAAGTATATATTGACTAAACAAACAATTTAAAACAATGGGATTAAGTACATTAGACATTACTATACCTGGATCAGGTAGTAATAACAGTAATAACAACGGTGGTGGTTATAAAGGATTGAATCCAGGTAACTATAAAGTTAAAGTGCATAGATTTGAGCTATGGGATCAACCATTTGCTCCTGAAGAAAAGGCTCTATATCTAGTTATGAAAATGGAAAGTGCAAAACCATCTCCTGACTTTGAAGGTTATCCAGTAGATGAAAACAATCCTGATGGGCCTAAGTATGAAGGGCTTATTGGTAATGTAAGAACAAGCGCATTTGCATTTAAAGATGGATACAACGCTAAAAAGAATGTACCAGTTGTAAGAGACAGAGCTATCTTAGAGGAGCTTCTTAGACTATGCACAGAGTTTGATTGCGTTCAGTGGTTTAAAGATGCACATGGTAAGTATGGTACTATCCATGAATGGGTAGATGCTTTCAATGAAGCTGCTCCTTTTAAAGATAAGTATCTTGAAGTATGTATTGCAGTTAAAGAATACATGGGTAAAGATGGTAAAGTAAAAAAACCATTAGCAATTGCACCATATGAGAAAGTAGATGGTAAGTATCATAACGGATATAAAGCACTTACAAGTCAGAAAACTGTTGTAAAGTTTGATGCTGATAAACATTGGAAGAAAGTAAATCCAGAGCCTGTATCTGAATTTAAAGCTGATGATCAACCAGATGATGCAGCATTTGAATCTATAACAAAGTTTGATAAAGATGGTGATGAAATGCCATTTGATTTAGATGCTGGATTTGATATCTAATAATTAACTAATATTGAAGGGGGATATGATGTCCCCCTTTTTTATTTCCATACTATGCTAAAGTCAAACCCCGCAGTATTTTTTATTGAAGATGTTCCAAGTAACTGGATATTTGAAAGTTATTTGAACTTAAATGAAAAGCTTACAGGTCAGTCTATCAAGATACATTCCATATTTAAAGCAGAAAAAACTCCTTCAATGTGCATCTATTATTCTGATGCAGATAAGATGTACAAGTACAAAGATTTCTCTACAGATAAATCAGGTAATGGTGCAGGATTAGTATCAGATATGTTTAACATATCATATGCTAGTGCATGTAGTAAAATTATGGATGATTATAATCTATATCTTAGTAAAGGAGATTTATCAAATGATGACCAAATAAGAAAGCATATAATTCCTACACCAAAATATAAGATTACAGAATTTGTAACGCGTGGTTGGAATAATATTGATGCAGCATATTGGTTGCAATTTGGTATAGGATCTGATGTATTAAAGCACTATGGAGTAGTTCCTCTACAGGAGTATACAATGTGCAGACAATATTCAGATGGTAAAGAGGAAGTAATAAAGATAGCTAGACTAAATGTATATGGTTACTTTAATAAACAAGGAGATCTCTGCAAGGTATATCAGCCTATGCAGAAGAATAAGAAGTTCATTAAGGTAAATGATTATATACAAGGATCAGATCAATTAACAGAAACAAATAAGTATCTAGTCATATGCAGTTCATTAAAAGATGTAATGGCATTGAAAGCAATGAAGTTCAACAACATTGATGCAGTAGCACCAGATAGCGAGAACTCTAGAATTCCAAAAGAAATAATGAGTGCGTACCTTGAAAGATATACTACAGTATGTACAATGTTTGATGATGATGTAGCAGGTATGAAATCTATGCAGAAATACAAAGATGACTACGGTATAGAATCAATTCATCTACAGATGAGTAAAGATCTATCAGATTCAATTAGAGATTATGGAATAAGCAATGTAAAGATTGTATTACATCCTATATTAAAGAAAGTATTAACACCAAAAAGTTTGAAGCATGAGTAGTTATTTTGACGGTTGGATCTATAACAATATAGAATTTACTGAAGACATGATACCTGAAGGAGCTGTGGGTTTTGTATATGAAATGACAGCAGTTATAGATGGAGAATCTCGTATATATATTGGAAAGAAAAACTTTTACTCAGATGTTAAAACAAAGCTGGGTAAGAAAGTATTAGCTCAGCAAACAGATAAACGCCTTAAGACATACAAACGCGTAAGAAAAACTGTTTATCAGAAGTATTACAGTAGCAATGAAGTGCTTAAGAAAGCACATAAAGATGGAGTTAAAATACGTAGAAAAATACTGATGATATGCTATAGTCCTACGGAACTTACATATCAAGAAGCTAAGTATCTATTCTGTAATGATGTATTAGATTATGATATGTATTTGAATTCCAACATATTAGGTAAATTTTATAAAACAAAGTAGTATGGATCCACTAAGAGTAATTGAATTACGTGCACAGTATCTTATATTATCTGAAATAGAAGAAATGTTTGTAGCAAAATCAAAACACAAAGTAGCAAAATATGTAGACAGAAAAATGATTGATATTCTTAAAGAATTAAATATTAAATCTAAAGTAAGATGAACATAACACATGAAAATTTATTGGAAAACGGATGGGATTGTATTGATGCAAATAATCAAAAGTACATAAGTAAATTTCATTTAAACGTAATTCTGTTTTTAAGCAAAAATTATGGTATAGATGATAATTATATGATACAGTTATTATTTCCATCTACTGATTTTGCAAGTGAGGCAGTTAAAGTTAATATAAATTGTATCAGCATTAAAGATTTACAAACACTTGAACATTTAGTTTATAAAGCAAGTGCTGTAAGTTCAATGAAAAGATTATTGTTAAACTATTAATACATATGAACATACATCAGGAAAGCTTAGCTAAAGTTACTAAAGAACTGATGTTTAGTGAACCTTTTTACGGTCTATTTCTAGTATCATTAAATAAACAATGGGATGAAAAGGTATCTACTGCATGTGTAGGAGTATCAGGTATCTCTTTTGGTTTAAAGATAAGCCCAACATTTTGGGAGAAGTTGACACCTTTACAAAAGAAAGGTATACTTAAGCATGAGTTAATGCATATTGCCTTATTCCATCTAACAGATTATAAACATCTAGCAGATCATAAGTTAGCAAATATTGCAATGGATATAGAGATCAACCAGTACATTGATCCTACGTGGCTGCCAGAAGGCGCTATGGGACTTTCAACATTTCCTGAATTAAAATTAGAGGAAAAGAAAGGTACTAAATATTATTATGATAAGCTCAAGGAGTTGAAGGATGAGGTACAAGAGTGCCTTAAGAAAGCTATTGAGAATGGAGATACATCAGTTACATTACCTGATGGTACAGTAGTTCAGTTATCAGAGCATGATTGGGATGAAATGGATTCTTTAGATGAAGGTTCACAACGTGTTATTAGAGATCAGGTATCAGGTATACTTAAGAATATTGCAGAAACTGTAGAGAAATCACACGGTAGTGTACCAGGAGAATTTAAAGATATACTTCAAAAGCTACTAGAAATACCTGAACCTAAGTTTGATTGGAAGTCACATGTCAGAAGATTTGCTGGTAAATCTATTAAGGTTTATACAAAAAAGTCCAGAAGGAAGTTTAGCAAAAGATATGAAGACAATCCAGGTCTTAAAATCAAACAAAAGAAACACATATTAGTAGGTATAGATACATCAGGATCTGTAAAGAAAGAAGAGCTCCAAGAATTTCTATACGAGATACATCACTTAAATAAAACAGGTAATGATGTTACTATAGTACAGTGTGATACAGCTATATCTCATGTAGGTAAATACAAACCAGGTGAAGATTATGCTATACATGGTAGAGGAGGAACAGATTTTCAACCTGTAATAGACTATTATAACGAGCACTTCAATGAGATAAGCTGTTTAATATACTTTACAGATGGTGAATGTAGTCCTCCAATTAATGCAAAAGGAAACATCCTATGGGTGTTAAGTAGTGAAAGTGAAATGAATGATGATCTCCCTGGAGAAAAAATTAAATTAGAATTATGAAAAGTAATAGCGTAAGATTAGACAGTAATGAATTAAAAAGTTTTTTAATGCACATGATTAGCAATAATCGTCATATACAAGCGGAGGGTAAGAACCCTGTAGCAGTAGAGATTATTGGTGAATCAGGTTTAGGTAAAACAAGTAGTGTAATTCAGTTAGCAACAGATGAAAAGTTAAACTTTGTAAAGCTGAATTTAGCTCAGATAGAAGAACTAGGTGACCTTGTAGGCTTTCCTATTAGACAATTTAAGATGCTTAAGGAAGCTGAATCTGGATTAAAAGTACATCAGTGGATTGATGAGCATGCAGTAGAAGAATACAGTAGACAAGGATATAAATTCACTGGTCAAAAAAGAATGTCATACTGTCCACCAGAATGGATTGCAGATAAAATAGGTGGTGGTATCTTATTACTAGATGACTGGAACAGAGCTGATGTAAGATTTATACAAGCTGTAATGGAATTAGTAGACCGTCAAGAATACATATCATGGAAGCTGCCTAAAGACTGGCATATACTATTAACAGCTAACCCTGACGATGGTAACTATATGGTAAATAGTATTGACGTTGCACAAAGAACCAGATT